TGTTACTGGTAGTGCTAGTATTCCGTCTAATACAACGGTCTCTGGTGTTACAGAAACAGGTGTATTCTTAAGTAATGCTCTTACTGGTAGTGTTTTATCTGGCACAGCAATTACATTTACATATACTCCTTTGACATTGGGTATACGTGCAGGCGACATTATTACAATTTCAGGAAGTACAATTACCAACTTGGATGGTACATGGCCGGTAAGTGGTGCTACAGAAAATGCTACATCGTTTACCGTTAGAACTGATGCAAATGTTACGTCAGCAAGTTTAACACAAGTTGGAACAATTGTAAAAGAAAATAGCTTACTACTTAGAAACAATAATATTAGTTTAGGTAGTGCTGTAACAAGCGGTTCTCCAAGTGATGCAACAATACGTGGTGAAGCTGCTATTGGTAATAACATCAGCGGCGGCGAACTTAGTATACAAGGTGGTACCGGTACTGGTAATGCTACAGGCGGCGATGTTGTAATCAAAACAGGTCAAGTTGGTGCAAGTGGAGATATTCAACAAACACAAACAACTAGACTTACAATTGATACTAGCGGTAAAGCAGCATTCACAGGCGAAGTTGAAGTCAACGATACAATTAGCACAACAGAGGCAACCGTTGGACTATTAGATGACACAGCAACCACAATTAACTTTGGTGGAGCAGCTACAACCGTTGATATTGGTGCAGCAACTGGTACAACAACCGTTAGAAACAACTTAGATGTTGACGGCGACTTTGGTGTTAAAGGTGATGTGCTTTCTACTGATATCACAGGAACATTTAACATCATCAACACTAACGCTACAACTATTAATGCGTTTGGTGCAGCAACAACAATTAACATGGGTACCGGCGGCGATGGCGGCGGAACAACAACAATTGGACACGATCTAGTTGTTACAGGTGACCTAACCGTTAATGGTGATACAACAACAATTAACAGCACAACACTAACCGTTGATGATAAAAACATTGTTGTTGCAAGCGGTGCAGCAGATGCTAATGCTGCAAACGGCGCAGGTTTAACAATTGACGGCGCAGGCGTAACATTCCAATACGATAGTCTAACAGATAGAATGGATCTAAACGAAGATCTAAACTTAACAAGTGGTAATTCATACTTTATTAACGATGCAAACGTATTAAGTAGTACAACACTTGGTGCAAGTGTTTTAAGTTCTAGTTTGACTACCGTTGGTACAATTGGTACTGGTACATGGCAAGGTAGTATTATTAGTCCAACTTATGGTGGTACAGGTGTTAATAATGGTAGCAAAACTATCACATTAGGCGGTAACTTTACGCATACTGGTGCACATTCATTAACACTTGCAACCACAGGAAATACCAGCTTGTTCTTACCAACCACTGGTACACTTGCAATTATCGGTAATCCACTAAGCCAGTTTGCTTCAACAACAAGTGCTCAACTAGCAGGAGTATTGAGTGACGAAACAGGTACAGGTGTTGCAGTATTTGGAACAAGTCCAAACTTTACTACAAGTGTTACAACTGGTAGTACAACGTTCTCAGCATTTAACACTAATGCAACTACGGTAAATGCATTTGGTGCAGCAACATCGCTAACAATGGGTGCAACTTCTGGTACTACAAATATTAGAAACAGCCTCGATGTTGATGGTGATATAAATATAGATGGTGGAGATCTAACATTTAGTGATGCAACCGTTAATATTGCTAATGCTACACCAACTACAATTAATTTCGGCAGCGCAGGTACAGGTATTACTATTGGTGCTACAACTGGTACAACAACAATTAGAAACGCTACAACAACTCTTAACGGTAATCTAAATGTTAATGGTACAACAATTGATACAGACGAAACAGGCACCTTTAACTTAATCAAAGACAACGTTACAACACTAGCGTTTGGTCAAGCCGCAACAAGTATTGTAATGGCTGCAACAACAGGTACAACCCGAATTAGAAACAACGTTGATATTGACGGAAACTTAAATGTTGACGGTATATTAACAATTGATGCTATCGACGATGTACCAATTGGACAAACAACACCAGCAGCAGGTTCATTTACAACACTAAGTGCTAATAACTTTGTAACATTTACTGATGCAACAAATACAGCAGGTAGCGGTACATTTGCTGCTGATAGTGCTGCTGTAAAAATAACAGGTGGTTTGCGTGTTGCTAAAGATATTTTTGCTGATAATTTAAAAGGCGATCTAGACGCTGCTTTCATTACAAGCGGTACAATTCCAGATGCACGTATACAAGCAAGTGGTGTAACACAACACCAAGCAAGTATTACAGGCACTGGCGCACTAAACAGCGGTAGTATTACTAGCGGCTTTGGCAACATCAACATCGGTACTAGTATCTTCTCAGGTGATGGTAGCGGTATTACAAATATTAATGCTAACCAAGTTAAATCAGTATCAAGTAGTGTTGTAGAAGATGCTGCAATCAGTGCTTCAAGTGTAACACAACACCAAGGCAGTATTACTGGTACAGGTGCACTAAACAGCGGTAGTATTTCAAGTGGCTTTGGCAACATTGATATTGGTACAAGCACATTTACTGGTAATGGTAGTGGACTAACATCATTGAATGCAAGTAACTTGTCAAGTGGTACGGTTGCCGGAGCAAGACTAGGCGGCAATCAGTCAATGGCTGGTGTAAAAACATTTACTAACACAACAGCAAGTACAAGTACAACTACTGGTGCAGTTAAAATTAACGGTGGTTTAGGTGTTCAAGGTGCTGTATATAGTGGCGGATTTAATGGTGCTGGTAGCGGTATTACAAACTTGAATGCAAGTAACCTATCAAGCGGTACCGTTCCAAACGCTCGTGTTACAGGAACATACAGCAACCTAACTGGTACTGGTGCACTAGACACAGGGGAAATTACAACTACATTTGGTAATATTAATATTGGTACAAGCACATTTACTGGTAATGGTAGTGGGTTAACAAATGTTGATGCTGAAACATTAGATGGTATTGATAGTGCAAACTTCTTACGTAGTGATCAGTCAGATACAATGACAGGTAACTTGACATTGCAAGCAGCAAACCCTGCATTAAGATTCAATGGTACAAGTGACACAGGTGTTGACATGGAAATATATGCAACACCAGAAGGTCTTGACATTAGAGAACCTGAGCAGACAAATAGACTACATTTTAGAATAGGTGACGATACAGGATGTTATGCACCGTTTGGTATGTCTGTTGGTATTAGCGGATCAGGTACTTATGGCGTGTGGCACACAGGTAATGACGGACCAGGATCAGGACTAGATGCTGATACGGTTGATGGACAACAGGCTAGTGAAATGTCATGGGGACATGATTTTACACATGGTACGTATACTGACTTTAACACATTTAACAATACTGCATTGTTCGGTGGTCATTTTGTTCAAGGTACAACAAACGGTCCAGGTTTAAACGGTGCAACACAATACTATCATGCACGTTACAGCATTGGCTCAAACTACAATAACTATAGTGCTCAAATGGCATTTGGACGTAATGTTACAACACCATATATTGCAATACGTTATGAAGAAAATGGCAGTTTTGGTAGTTGGCAGAAAATTGCAGCAGGCACAGCCGACTTTGCAACAAATGCAGGAACACTAGACGGAATTGATAGTACAGCATTTTTACGCAGTAATGCAAATGATACTGCAAGTGGTGTTATTACGCTAAGAGGTAGCGGAACAAATAGACTAGTAATACAAAACAGCAGTAACGGAGGTTACGCAGGTATTAACTTTAGTGATCAGTCGACACCGTCCCAAAATGGTACGTTTAAATACACCCATTTAGATACACAATCATTTGGATCTGGAAATGCATTTATTTTTGAAGGAACTGAAACTTCTTTATCAGTTTATGTTGCAGGTGACTATAAAGCAACAGGTGAAGTTACAGCATTCTATTCAGACGAACGTTTGAAAACCTTTGAAGGTAAAATTGAAAATGCATTAGATAAAGTAAAAGCACTAAATGGATATATTTACAAAGAAAACGATCTTGCAAAGTCATTAGGATATGACAATGATAAATCACAAATAGGGGTTAGTGCACAAGAAGTTCAAAAAGTGCTTCCAGAAGTAGTGACTATCGCACCTATCACTTATCATGATAAAAACACTTCGGGCGAAACTTATTATACCGTAAAATATGAAAAGTTAACACCTGTTTTAATTGAAGCATTAAAAGAAGCAGATGCTAAAATTGATGCACAACAAAAACAAATTGATGAGTTAAAAGAACTTGTTAATAAACTAATAGAAAAAAAGGAGTAAGCATTTTTTTGCTTACTCCACTTGACAAAGAGTAAATAAACCTATATAATGTTTAAAATGAAGGAACGATAAATGGGATTACCCGCAACAGGATCCACGATAACAATGAGCCAAGTGCGTAACTACTTTAGTAGTACAACAACTCCTATTAATTTAAGAGGTACACTTGGTGCATTTATTGGTATTACTAGCGGTACTATTCAACTAAGTGCCTCATTTGGCGGATATTATTTCCCAGCAACATAATAGGAGCAACTATGCGTAGTAAATACGAAATTGAAAATATTTTTCTTGCAGGTCTGTATACACCTAGCAGAAAACTTATGGCATTAAATGCTGAAACATGGACTGATGAAGAAACAGCTCACGTAGAAGAAATTAAAGAAACAATTTGTAACGGCGATACAGAAGATGTTGTGTTAGCACGTTTTGAAGACGAAGACAGAATGCAATGGATTAATGCATTTGGACATGCAGCAGCATCAGATTTGATTACTATTGGTAAAGTACAACCTGACAATATGACTGCAATGCATTGTTTACCTGCTGCTGATTTTGCAGAAGCAGTAAAAGTTTGCACAACAATTGCACGTGAAATAAACGAAGCAACCGTTTCAGCAGAACAAGAATTAAACGCAGAAGCAGTACCTAATTTATAAAACATGAAAGTTGCTCTATGCATTCCAGCTAGAGATCAAGTACATACAGCATTTGCTCGATCTCTAGCATTAATTACAGCCAATCTTACAAAAAACAATGTAGATTTTTCTATCCATATTGTTTTAGGCAGTGTAATTGCGCAAAGTAGAAATGCAATTGTAGATGAGGTTTTAGAAACTGATGCAGATTATCTGCTTTGGTTAGATTCTGATATGCATATACCAGCTACAATTTTTGAAAGACTTGCCATTCATAATAAAGATATTGCTGCGTGTACATATAGTACAAGATATAAACCATATAAAAATGTAGCATTTATCGATGCAGAAAACATTGAACGTAGACTTACTGCTGAGTTTGGATTGCATCAAGTTTGGGCAGTTGGCATGGGCTGTATGTTGGTAAAGAAAGATGTGTATTTAAATTTACCAAAACCCTATTATAATCACACATATAACGAAAATGATAACACGTTCAGTGGTGAAGACATTTGGTTTTGTAAATTAGCAAATGATCACAATTATGAAATATTTGTTGATGTTGATGTAAGTAAAAATGTAGCACATATTGGAACAAAAGCGTTTGGATTTATAACATGAATGTATTTGATAAATTTGGAATTGAAACTAATAGTTTATTTTCTAATAATACGGTAATAAAAAATAATATTTTTAAAAGTTATCCTATTGTTCACTATGAAGAAGAAATAGCAGAATGGCAAGATAAAACAGATTATGTATGGTTAGTAAATCCAAATGTAGAATTAGATGCTAAATTTCCGATACACATGAAAACTTCGCCTAATAGCGAATTAAAAATACATCAATTTAAAGAAACATATAAAGCAAGTGGTAAAGTAAAAAGTTGGGAATCTGTACAACTAGTTCCAACAAAAATAGGCATGTATGATATTAAGAAACATGACTATGTTGCATCTGTATACGATCCATACAAAGGCAAAGAAAGATTTGATATATTTTATATTGGCAATAATAAAATAAAATATTATAATCTTAAATTAAAATTTAAAAACATATTGCAAGCAGATGACGAAATACACGCTCAACAAATGTCTAGTACTGACATGTTCTGGGTAATTTACGATGATATAAATGTTCGTCCTACATTCCAGTTTTCTTATATTCCAGATGATTGGAGTTTAGACAATGTACACGTTTTTGCTAATGGTACAGGTGATTGTTTTGATGGTGTGGCTCTAATACCAAAAGATTATTATTTTAATCAAAAAGAATTAGACTATAGATTTTATGCAAAGAAAAAACAAATAAAAATAATTGCAAGTGATCCTGAACCATATGAAATTCATACAATTAATAATTATGAAGATTATTTAAAAGCATTAGATACATGTAAAACAACAATGTTTTGGAGTGTGCCAAGCGATGTTACACCTAATTTTGATTTTGCATTTAACTATCATGTTGAGAAAAAAGATAGTGATGTTGTACATGTTTTCAAAAACGGTGAGTACACAGATGGTATTGTTTTAATGCCCACACATGTCAAAGTTACTCAAAAAGAAGTTGAACACAGATTTTATGTAAACAAAAAAGAACTTGATATTATAGCAGGTTATCCAAAAAGTTTTAACAAGTGGCACGTAAAAGAATACAAGCATTATCTTGATGCATTACAAAATTGTAGTTCAGACATGTTTTGGATGATATATCCTGACACTAATGTTTTAGACGATTTTGATTTTGATTATTATATTAGCCATCACGAAACCTTTGATCGCAATATTGCACATGTGTGGAAAAACGGTAAGTTTTATGATGGACTAGCTCTTGTGCCAAAGTCTCAACACATAACAAGAAAAGAATTTGAATATAGATTTTTTGCTAATAAAAAAGAACATGATCAAGTTGCAAGTATTCCTTCTAAATACGACATAGTGTTTATTAGTTATAATGAACCTAATGCTGATGAAAACTATGAAAAGTTAAAAGCTCGCTTTCCAAATGCACGTAGAGTAGACGGAATAAAAGGAATTCATCAAGCACATATTATGGCTGCTAAAATTTGTACTACTGAAATGTTTTGGGTAGTAGACGGTGATGCACAGATATTAGATGATTTTAATTTTGATTATCAAATAGCCCATTATGATATTGATGGAAAAAATACCGTACATGTTTGGAGAAGTTTTAATCCTATTAATAATTTAGTATACGGTTATGGTGGTGTAAAATTACTACCAAGAAAACTTACTATTGACATGGATGTTACAAAACCAGATATGACAACAAGTATTAGTAACAAATTCAAAGGTATAGAAAGCATGAGCAATACAACTGCATTTAACACTGATGAATTTAGCACATGGCGTAGTGCATTTAGAGAATGTGTTAAATTAGCAAGTAAAACTATACATAGGCAAAAAGACGAAGAAACTGAATTTAGACTTGACGCATGGTGCACTAGAGGTGCAGATAAGCCGTTTGGAGATGCAGCGATTAACGGTGCTATTCACGGCAGAAAATACGGAGAAGAACACAAAGATTCTCCTGATGATTTGCGTAGAATAAATGATTTTGATTGGCTTAAAGAACAATTTAATTTGTTATATCAATAACATCTAAAAGTTCTAGTATTGTGTTAAGTTTATTTTGATTATCTTTATTTTTTAATGTTTTTGATAATCCTTGATGCAATGGTCTTGGCCAACTATTTAAACTAGTCCAAGCATATCCGTTGTGTTCATCATTTAATGTTGGAATAAATTCTTTTTCAGTAATACACAAATATGTATGGAAATTAAAAACTTCGTCATTGCTTACAAATGTTTCTAATGGTATTACTTTTAATATGTCGTGATTATCGCCAATCTCTTCTGTAATTTCTCTTTTGAGACCTTCCCATGGCGTTTCGCAGTCTTCGTTTTTACCGCCAACTAATCCCCAAACTTTATTTTGTCGTGATTTTGTTCTATGTAATAATAAAAATTTTTTAGTGCTCAAACTATAAAATAGTGCACCACTGCAAATAATTTTACTCATACAAATACTTAGTTATAAAACAATACGCCAAGTTGATCTTGGATAATGACCGTCTATTGCTTTATACCAATAAGATCTAATTGTAGGAGTATAAACATATTGTACACCGTCATGTAAATTTGTTGTATATGTTGAACCTGTAGCATTGTTGGCATTAAACACAACTTTCCATTCTGTTCCAGTCCATTCAATAATATCGTTATTATCTGCTAAGAAATCATCACCTGATGAATTTTTCCATGCATCTGGACCATCATTGTTTAATCCTAATTCATAGTAAACTACATCATCAACTTCGTAACTTTCGTCTAGTACAATAACAAATTCACCACCTCTGTTTTCTTTTGTAAAGGTAACCTCATCGCCGTTTACACTTACATAAGTATCTGCTATAGATTCTATACTATTCCATCCGTTATCATACACATAAACAATATTGTCAGTGGTTAATTTAAAATAGTCGCCTACAGATGGGCTACCTGGAAAACTTGCACCTTCGCTTATCGAGTTTGGTTCTAAATTATCTATGTAATAATCTATACCAGTTCTAATCAAGTTTGTTGCTGAATCTGCTGTAATTCTTTTTTCAACTTTTGCACCAATTGGTCCTGTAAGTAAATATCTTAAACCAGGTTGTTTTGCACTAGTAGGATTAAAAATTTGTGGATTGATAATTCTATCCACACTTGTGTACATATTTGAATTTCTTGCAGGACCTTCAATACTAGTATCAGTGGGTAAAGTATCTTCTATCCATTCTATATTTAGAACATTTTTGTCAAGATCATCTACATCAAAAGTACCTAGTACAGGAATTGGCAAATCTTCTCTGTTTAACTCTATTTGACTAATATTTGCTTGGTATTGTGCAGGTAATTCTGATTCAAATACATTGTACCAACTTATTTCACCAACACCTAATATTCTGTTAACTACTAGCTGTGCTGTGTTGTTAGAAATTTCTATGTCAAAGTTTCTATAGGAAGTCATTAATGGATTGCTTAGATTACCTAGTACGGTACCAGTATTACTACCAAGACTGCTTGTTCCTGTGATATCAGGAATAAACCCGTCTAGTTCGATTGTGCCTTGGTCGAGGTTGTATATACCTGTAATAATATCTGAAATAATACCAAGTTTTTTAACTTTTGTCGGAGGTGAAATCCATATCGGACTTGTAAATGTCATAGTGCTAACATCGATTTCACTTTCAGTACCAGCAGGAATTGTTCTACTACTCCAAGTTGTGCTTTCTAAATTTAGCATACTT